GCCGATGCAGCAGCAGCAGCAGCAAATACTCAGGCAGAAAAACATGCTGCAGCAGCAGCACAAGCAGCCGCTGCAAAAGCAGCAGCAGACGCAGCCGCAGCCGCAGCCGCAGCCGCAGGAGTAAATAAGTTTGCACCTGGCAATGGTGTAACTTCTACAAATGATTCATCTACTGCAGCGTCTGCAACAACTTATACGCCAAGTACTAATATTAACTCTACTGGTGATGTAAATCTTGCAACAACTAATGTGGCAGATACGACTTCAGCAGATTATGCTAAAGCACAGGCTGCTCTTGAAAAAGAACAGGCTCGTCAATCAACAATTGCTGTTATGCAAGCACGCTTTAAGCAATATGGTTTAGAAACACTTGCTGAGAAGATTAAGCAACTTGCTATTGATGGAGCAACAGAAGCAACTATTACATTACAGTTGCAAGAGTCACCTGAGTATCAGATGCGCTTTAAGGCAAATGCTGTTCGTTTGAAGAACAACTTACAGGTATTGACTCCAGCAGAGTACCTTAATCTTGAAGACGGATATCGTCAAGTTTTAAGGTCTTATGGACTAGAACAGTTCAACAATGATGAATATGTAAGCCAATTCATTGCTAATGACATGTCTGCAACAGAACTTTCAACACGAGTATCTACTGCTGTTCAACGCATTCAAAATGCTGACCCAGCAATTGGAAAAACTCTTAAAGATTACTATGGAATTGGGCAAGCAGACCTAGTTGGTTATATGCTTGACCCAGCACAGAATATTAACAAGATTCAACGTCAAGTTTCTGCAGCCGAAATTGGTACAGCAGCAAGAATCCAAGGACTTGAAACTGGTGTTGGAGTTGCAGAGCAACTTGCATCACAGGGCGTTACACAAGCCCAAGCCCAAAAGGGTTACTCAACAATCGCTGATATTCTTCCAACTGCAGAAAAACTTAGTGCAATCTATGGAACAACTACAGATGGATACGGACAGAGCCAAGCAGAACAAGAAGTATTCAACAATCTTGCATCTGCACAACGCGCTCGTCAGAAACTGACAGCAAAAGAAATTGCTAACTTTAGTGGTTCCTCTGGAACTTCAAAGGGTGCATTCTCAACAGGATACCTTAACAAGCAATCCGCAGCAGGTCAGTTCTAAATAGAATCCTTCTTTGATAGACCAGCCCAAAGAAGCGTACTAGACTGGTAGCAAGAGCCAGCCCAATCCCCCGATTGGAATCTGAGGCTTGCGATTCAACTAACGAAAGGGTGGACAGTTGCTATGAGCAACAACTACTGGGATGAAGACGAAGACGACTTTGATACAGAAGTCATAACAGGTAATGAAACTGGAAGCGATTTACTAAAGAAATTGCGAAAGGCTAAACGCGCTGATGAAAAGCGTATTAAAGAACTCACTGAGCAACTCGATGGATTGTCGAAAACGCAGCGTGAGCGTACAGTCAAAGAAGTCCTAGAAAAGAAAGGTGTAAGTCCTAAGGCGGCAAGATTGCTTCTTAAGGATATCGACGGTGAAGTCAATGAAGAGTCAGTTAATAACTGGCTTGATGACAACGCGGAGTTATTCGGAATCAATATTCCATCGCAGGATGCACCTGAAAAAGGTGAGATAAATCGAGCGGCTTTACGCCAGCAAGATGCACTCACACAAGGTGCAGTTACACCTGACAGAGCAGAAGATATTAACAATCGTATTGATGGCGCGGCCGATATGGACGAGTTGCTATCAATTCTTCGCTCAAACTAATCATAGTTTCCTAGTCACTTGGAGGTGACACGCAATGGCTAATGCCTATACAACCACAGGTTCGTCCTCACTCGGAGGAACCCTTGGTAGTGCTGGTCTAGTTCAAAAAGCGTATGACCGTCTCTTGGAGTTTGCCCTCCGTTCAGAGCCACTCATTCGTTCAGTAGCAGACAAGCGTCCTACCAATCAATCAACACCAGGTTCAACAGTAGTGCTACAGCGCTACGCTGACCTATCAGCAGCAACATCAACACTTACAGAAACAACTGACCCAGATGCAGTAGCAATGTCTACACCAACATCTGTTACTATTACTCTTAACGAGTACGGTAACTCAGTTCTTGTTACACGTGCGTTGGAACTCTTCTCTCTTGCAGACGTAGACCCAGCAATCGCTAACATCATCGCTTTCAACCTTGCAGATTCAATCGACCAGGTAGCAATGGAAACATTGCGTGCTGGAACAAACGTAATTTACTCAGGTTCAACAGCGACTTCTACAGCAACAGTTACTGCTGCTGCAACACTTTCTTCTGCTAACGTCCGTAAGGCCGTTGCGAAGTTGCGTGCTGGTAAGTCAAAGGCTCGCAAGGGCTCACTATACTGGGCTGGTATCCACCCAGAAGTTTCACACGACCTACGCGCCGAAACAGGCTCAGCAGGTTGGTTGCTACCAAACCAGTACGGTTCTGCACAAGACCGCATCTGGGCAGGCGAAATCGGAACATACGAAGGTGCATACTTCGTAGAGTCTCCACGTCTGTACAATGCAACAGACGGTGCTTCATCAGCACGTAACTACCGTACTGTCATCGCTGGACAGCAAGCGCTTGCAGAAGCAGTTGCAGAAGAGCCACATGTAGTTATCGGACCAGTCGTTGACAAGTTAATGCGTCACCGCCCAATGGGTTGGTACGGCGTACTTGGTTTCGCACGTTACCGTGAAGAAGCACTATACCGAATCGAATCAGGTTCATCAATCGCATCATAGTTGATTGACGGGTGGGGCTAAGGAAACTTAGCCTCATCAGTAAATTTACTATAAGGAGAATAATGCCAAACTATACATTTGTAACCCCCATCATTGCCGAAGGCCCTGCTGGTGGACATCGTCTATTTCAGTTTCGTAAACTAGATAGAGGCATTACAGTTGTTGGAGCGCCAGGCGCTTACCAGCAAGTACGTTATTTACAAGATGAAGTTCTTAATACTTATAGCGAAATCTATCGTGGTGGGTATAACTACACAGTAAGCGCAGCAACTAAAACAGCATTAATTGCTGGTGGCGTTGGAGTTACAGAAGCAAACTTTACAGCACAGTAGGGACACTAATGAATCTTCACCAAATACAGAAACATCCTGAGTACGTAGAAGGATGTTTTGGTTGTAAAATTGGAACACTTGAACTTGGAACTGGTGATACCACTAGGGACATTTCAGATAAAAAATGGAATGCTGAACTTAATGCATACCGAGATGCAAGAGACCAGGGCATACGCCCAGGAGGAACATCTATGGCACACATAGAAGCAGCACATGTAGCATCAGAGAATTTGGGTAAGGCCTATAATGCGGAGACCATGCCTAAAGCACATCAGATAAATAAAAAAACCGCCGAAGTGATGAAAGAAGTTGGACTATAATGGCTAAAATGTCACCTAAGATGATGAAGGCTTACGCAGCATACGAAAAGAAAGAACCAGCAGCAACTAAGAAGATGGAACTTAAAAAAGGTGAATCGAAGTCTGAGAAGGCTCGTGAAACTAAAGTTGGTATGGCAATGATGATGAAGAAGGCTGCTCCTATGAAGAAGATGGGCAAGAAGAAGTAAATGGCTGGCGTACGCAAATCCGCAGGAGACCATTCAAACATGGCTTCACTTTACAAGCCTGTTGTTAGTTACGCCAAAACTGTAGGAAGCGCTTTTGCTGACTTTGGTAGCGCATGGAAAGATTCTTTTAACAAGAGTGCTGACCCAACCCCAGGAGCAAATGCACGCGCACGCGCTGCTAATGCTAAATATGATGCAGAAAAAGGACAGTTAGCAGGAGCAATCCTACAAGGCCGTAAGTACGATAACAAAACTGGAAAGCAGATTAATAAATGAAAAAGGCTCATCCAGGATTTAAGGCAGTCGCAGTAGGTATTGCTAAGAAGCAAGGCATTTCTAAAGAAGGTGCAGCAGCAATCTTAGCATCAAGTGCTCGCAAGGCTAGCAAGTCTGCAGTTAAAGCAAATCCACGTTTGAAGAAAATTTCTGGCGTTAAGAAGGGTAAATAATGAAACAACGTACAAAAGCACAAGACCACTCAAATGTAAGCAATCTGCACAAGCCAGGTGCTAAGCCTGGTCCTGGAGCAGCATTTGTAAAGCCTCCACTTACACGTGGACCAATGACACCAGTATCACCAACTCAACCAGATACAAGAGTTAAGTAAGGGACAATCATGACAGAAGCATGGACACGCAAAGAAGGAAAGAATCCTAAAGGCGGACTAAATGCAAAGGGTAGAGCATCTTATAAAGGTGGAACCCTTAGACCCCCAGTAAAGTCAGGCGACAATCCACGCAGAGCAAGTTTTCTTGCACGCATGGGTGGAGCACCAGGACCTGAACGCAAGCCTAATGGTGAACCAACACGTTTGCTATTATCGCTAAATGCATGGGGTGCAAGTTCAAAGGCTGATGCCAAGAAGAAGGCGGCAGCAATATCTGCTCGTAATAAAAAGAAGTAAGGGATAGGGACAATGGGACAAGAAACAATATCAGTCGCCTGGTGCGACAATGGAATGGTAGATGGCAAGTTTACACAGGGTATGGTAGATGTATTGCTACACTCTGGATTAAAGTTTGAAACCTCTATTAGAAGCCAAGGTAATCAAATTGGACGCCAACGCGAGACAATTGTTAAATACTGGTATGAACAGAATAAATCTGACTGGCTATTATGGCTAGACTCAGATGTAGTAGTAAGCCCAGAGAAGTTCAAACTACTTTGGGATAATAGAGATGCAGAGAAGCGTCCGCTTCTTACTGGAGTATATTTTACAACTGATACACCAGAAGAACCGTTGATGATTCCAATGCCTACTCTATTTGAATTTGCTGAACAAGATGGCGTAGTGGGTATTAAACGTTTACACCCAATGCCTCAGAATAAGTTCATGCAAGTTGGTGCTGCTGGCATGGGGTTTGTGTTGATGCACAGAAATGTAATCACACGGATTCTTGAAGCAGTTCCAGATGCTCCAATCTTTACCGAGATTGGCGTCAATAAATCTTTCATGGGTGAAGATATCTATTTCTTTGCTCTATGCGATAAGGCAGATGTTCCAGTTTGGTGTCATACAGGAGCCACAGTTCCTCATATGAAACGATTCTCATTTGATGAGCATTACTATAATGCATTCAATGGACAACCAGAAAAACCTAAAAGCAAACTTATTACCCCAGGTTATATGAACAAGAAAGGCTAGACAATGGCACTAGGAATAGCAGGAAGCAGTCTTACACAAGAACTAAATAGACTTGCTGGAACAGTAGGGCTTGACCGCCAAGGCGCTGCAAATGCTTACGCTTCAACTACTGGCATGCCTGTTGTTAGTGCTCTCAATATTAAAGCACAATCAAGTAGA